CCCGCGTGACTTGAGACCACCCGGTAAGTTGCTGAGTGTTCCAGCATCGACAAGCTGCCTAAGAAGCGATGTAGCTGCCTTAGAGTGTCCTCCGATAAGGTGGATGAGACCAAAGTAGTAGAACCCGAAGCCGGGGATGTAACCATAATGAACAAAGTGCTGTCGCTTGGCTTTGAGTTTGTCATCTTCTTTCCAGTTCCTGCGAATGGCTAGAACTGTCCCCGTTCCCTTTTCAATCGTCACCACGTACGGCAACGCAATACCGGTCTCGTGGTTGTCATCGTCCACATCCGGATAACCCGGCAGGTCAATGTTTACGTGCATCTCAAGAAGCTGGAACCGGTCGTCCATAGTAGCACTGAAGCCTTGGTCCTCTGCCTTTTGCTTCTCAACCTCGTCCATGACGCGAACCGGATCGCCCAAGTCCACATCGCGATAGAACCCAGCATACTGAAGCTTACGCAGTTCATTCTTTGTCTTACGCATCCGGTGCGTAACACGCTCTGCGCTTTCTAGATTCGCCGCGCCATAAGACACAACGATATCTTCAGCAGGAATAAACACCGCCGTCTGACGATTCAACGACGGATCAAAATATATCTTCTTGAACGCATTACCCGAGAGAGCCAATGACAACAGAAGTCGCTCGTGTTCCGGGCGGTACTCCTTCATCTCCTCGGTCAGCTTGTAGTTCATGTCATCCGCAACACGGATGGCAGCGTCTTTCTTCTCCGGGGTTTCCTTACCGACGATCTTGGTCTTGACCGGCCCCATCGCAGGGAAGGTCTCCATGATGGTCTCGGACTGGAACTTGACTGCTGACTCCATCAGGAGCGGGTGGAACACACCACAGGCACCGGGCCACGGCTCGGTTCTCTCCTCGTACCGGATACCAAGGAGCTTCAATCCTTTTACATATGTATCAAGCCAGTCCTTACGGGAGGCCAAGTCCTGCTCGTAATCACCCAGCAAATCAGAAGCAAGACTCTGCAACTCATTCTCGCCCATGAAATCAGCGAGGTTCGCATCAAAATCTTCAGCGCGTGGCTCTGCCTTCTCAAACTCAATCTCTACACCATCAACGCCAATTCGAAGGGCCTCCGGATCAACAATCTCGATCTCAATCGGTGCTTCGTCGGCAGCGAGAGCGTCAAGACCAAGCGGGGCTTCATACAATGCTTTATCAACGGCCATCTAAATTCTCCTAGTAATAGCCTTCTGACCGTCGCTTGAAATAACGCTCAGGTTCCGGCTCATCGCTAGCCAATCGTAAAAATCCTCCCTGCCTGTACCTAAGCAGGGCTTGTGTCATTGAGTCAACCAAGTCATCATGTTCACCAGATGGAAAGCTGGCCACTTCCTCTACCAGTTCTTCCGCCCAGTGGGTGTTCGGTACCCACACCCTACCAGATGCGAATATATCAGCAACTGCGTTTAGGCGAGCGATCTTGTCGTTACCCTTGCTTGGAGTGAACTCCTGCACCGGGATACCCATAGCCCTAAGTTCGAATATCAGGGGGCTACCTGCGGCCTTGGCTTCGACGATCAGACTGTCCGGATTCCACGCTTTGTACTCTTCATAAGCGCGTTCTTTTAGCTCCGGAAACTCCATTCGATCCTTGAACGCATTCAATAGGATGATGTTCGACTGCAACTTACCGGTGTCGTCCGGATGCTCGAAGATTCCCCACGTAGTACAGGCTGAATAGTCAGCACGCTGCGACTTTAGGAACGCGGTATCCCACGATTGGATCATGTAGCTACAACCGGGTGGGTTGTCCCGATCCCAAATCTTCCACCAATCGCGTTTTACGATGGCCGATACGTCAGAAGTGGGCTGCTGCTGGTACTGAGCCATCCACTTGCCGTTAGGAAGTTCCTGACGGAGGGCTTCTAACTCTTCAAGCTTCCAAAACTCCGGCCAAAGTGACCTTCCGGTGGGCAAAATAGCCGGAAATTCGATGACTTCCCACTCTTCACCGCTACGTTGAGCGGCTGCTTTGAGTACTTGCCCGGTTAGGTCCTTCTTAGACCACCGAGTCATGACTATGACGATGGCTCCGCCCGGTTGCAGACGCTGCCGGGGTCCCGATGTGTACCATTCGTACGTTTTGTCGTAGATTTCGGGGTTAACTTCGGCCAGAGTCGCCTCTTGTTCCGAGTGCGGGTCGTCAATAATGAGTAGATCAGCACCCTTACCGGTCACAGCACCGCCAACACCGATAGCGAAGTACTCACCAGCGTAGTTTGTGGCCCATCTACCGGCTGCTTTTGAGTCTGCTTGCAGGGCTACCTGCGGAAATATGTCTTTGTACCGGTCAGAATCGACCAAGTTACGTACTTTTCGACCAAATCCCACCGCGAGTTCTGCCGTATGGGAGGTCTGGATGATCTTTTTTCCCGGGAATCTACCCAAAAACCAGCTTGGCAACAGGTACGAAGCGAACTCTGACTTCGTATGACGAGGCGGCATATTAATAATGAGGCGTTTTACCTCGCCGTTTGCCACCCTTTCGAAGGCTCTGGCCATCTTCGCGTGGTGCCGCCCATGAATAAAGTTCGGCCACACGTAATTAACGTAGGCCATGAAGTCGCTCTGGGCTTTCTCTTGGGTACCGACCTTCCTTGCTTCGGCAAGTAGCTCCCCCACCTTCTGTTGTACTTCAGGTGGTAGGGCTTGAAGGCGTTGTTCTACGCTACGGAGTAGGTTCTGATCCATCTTCCGTAACTTCTTCGGGTTGGTTCGTAAGTCCTAACTCTTCATCCAGATCTATTTCCGCTATAGATACTGGTTTGGTTTCGGTAACGTCGGTGTATTCAACGTCGTACAGTTCCAGCGTTTTACGCAGTTCTGTCTCAATATCCTTAACCGTACGGTGCGTGACATTAACGTCGATCCGCTCCGAAAAGAGTCCAACTCCCGAGACTTTGCCGAGAAGTTCAAGGGCTTTCAGGCGTACCTTCGGGTCGCCATCAACCGACTCCAGAACCAGTTTGTTCGTGACGTAGTGTCGCAGTCGATAATGTACGTTCAGAATCTCGTGGTCGTATTCCGAAAGTATCGCGTTTAGATGTTTGACGGATGCCGGAGTTACTTTCTTGGGTGCTGGAAAACTTTCGTTCAGCAGCATCCCGTGAGACTGCTCTCGGTCGTCTTGTGTGATATCGACTTGCAATCCGCTCTCTTCCAAAGCTTCGACCGTATTTAGCATGGCCTCGGCTTTTGCACGGAAGTCCTGAAGCTCTTCAGGTGTCGTGTCGAACGGAAATGGAATACCTAGTTCTGGTGTTGCAACAACCGGCATATTTGCGCCTGTGGTGTCGTTGCCACGAAGTATACGGACAATTCTAAAAAATACAAATATACCCGATATGGGTGTATGGGACCCAAGTGCCTTACCGGGGGGTCTTTATATATGAGGGGGGTGGGGTAGGTCCGGTTACGATTCCGGAGTGCTTTGTCGAGACGCGCCTCGCCAAGTGGGTGTGGGATCAACGAGGTAGCCAGCACCGATTTTAAAAGTATTGTATCTGATGTGCGGATCATAGAGTAGCGGAGACAGGCGGGACTCCTAACTGGAATCGGGTGGTCGGGGTACGGTGGGGTCGCGATAAACACTGTTTACTTATAAATCCTCGAATAGTTGACATTTTTCCCATAGTGTGAGACTATATATCCATGCCGTGACGGACACGGCGCTAACCAAAACGGAGTGCAAACAAATGATCAACGCAAACATCAAGAAGGCTATCGTCGATGCTATCGGCTGCGAGAACAAAGCCGAACGAAAGTGGCTCGATGCGGGTGCAGCAGTGCGCGGTGAGTACGCAAGCCGCGAAGCCCTCGAAGCGGTTCGGCCGCAATTCCTAGCCGAAGTCATCTATCCCGCGCTTGGTGATGATGCGGTCAAGGTGATCAATGCCGAGATTCCGCGCAAGGGCTCGAAGGATTGGAATGCGGCCAGTGCCGATCAGCAAGCCGCATGGGGCGCGATCAACGAAGGCAAGAAAACGGTTCGCGGCAAGGGCTCGGTCTACTTCGGGCGCGTGATGGAGTACGCATTCCCCGAGGACAAAACGGGCGAGCCGCATGCGAAACGTGATCTGAAAACACGTTTAAACGAGGAATTGACCGCACTGATCAAGGCGTGTCAGAAGGACGAAGGCGCGTCGTTCGACATCGGGCCGGTCATCGGCCACCTCGAAGCGGCCTTGAAGTACGTGAACAAGTAACCATCACGGGGCAGGACTTCGCACTGCCCCATTTCTTTATAGGTGATTTATGGGCATTGAAAACATCAAACCATTCAACGGAACCGAAACAACATCATGTAATGGGACTGTCTCAAAAATCGAACAATACCTAGAAGGTGTGATGACGCGACAATTTGAAATTATCGGGAATGCGGTGCGCGACGAAAACGGAACAGTTCGGGAGTTTCCGACCTATCGGGCCGCGCTCGATTGGATGTTGAAAGAGACCGTGTGACCATCCAGCGACTCAAGCCCGCGCCGCGAGGCGCGGGTTATTTTTTGGCCCGAACTATCATGCCTGTAGCAGCAGGTTCAGATAAACACTGTTTACCGAATCGGGTCGCGCTTGGTCTTGAACAACCGGTACGCGCTGTTCGCAGCGTACCGATCCAAATCGAGCCTGTCAAGCCCTGTTTCTGTAGTCCGTTGTAGGCACTGGATGTATCCATTGTAGGCATTGTAGGCACCCCTACAACGGCTAAGTGCTTGATTCTGAAAGGGAAAAAGGCATTTTTATAGGTATAATGTATGAATGTATCTATTTTTATATCTACTCGGAAATTATTTTTCTAAACACGTATTAAATGGTTTTATTTTTAATTTAGTGTCGTCGAGGAAAGTGTCTGGGCGGTTTTCGAACCCTACATTTCGTGCAGCGCATGACATTTAGCGTCGTAAACCCTTGACTTTTAAGGCATTTTGTTTTAGAATAGGTCATTACAATAGATACATTTGATACATCGGACCCACATTCGATGCGATTTAGTAAACACCTGTTTACATCTTTATAGGAGTGCAACGATGAGTGACGAATACAACTGCACAAAGTGCAACGCACCAATCAATCCCGCACGTTGGGAATTGGGTTACACCATATGTATGCGAAGCGAATGCGCCCACCCACCTAAACGTCGAACCATCGTCCCCATGCACAAGAGCAACTACATCGTGGTGACCAACCGCGAGGACTTAAAAGGCATCAATAACAAGGGAGGGTTCTACCGATGAGCGAGAGACTGAAAAAGTTTTTGGAGGAGATGACCGAGGAACAGAAGCGTGCGTTAGAGATGCACGAGTTACTTCATGCTCTACTGAACCCACGGAATACGACGAGACCACAACATACAAACACATGTTTACAGGAGTGCAGCAATGGAAATCAGAGACATCACAAAGGTAATCCTGCAAGAGATCAACAAGCGTGATGCGCGGATATACGAGTTGGAGTTAGCCCTGTCCCGTATCCATGCCAATGCAGCCGAGTCGCCCGAGTGGATTCGGCATCTGATAAAGAAAAGTGTGCCTAACTTGGAGGACGGCAAATGACACAACCCAAACCCATAGCCGACCTGATCGGCGCGTTGAAAGACTTACTGACATTGCCAACCGTTCAGATGACCGGAGACGCGGAGCGCATGAATCGTGCCGTGAAGCACCGAGCGAGGCAGTTAATAGAACAATACGAATCAGTAAACATGTTTACACAAGTGCAAACAAAAATGGGAATCGAAAATGAAAAATGACTGGGATGACGAGTTGGAAAACGACTCAGGCTTACACGACCCCGACCAGTTTGAAATTCTGGAAGCCCTGTACCTGCAAGAGCGTACGGCTAACGACCAACTGATCGAACGACTAAAACAACTGACCCAACTAGACGCCGATGACGCGCTACGTGGAATCCGTGACCTACTTGAAGATGGCTATATGTATTTCGGTGAGCGTAGGGCATGGGATAGACCGAGCGTAGACAGTCTGGTGGGTGACGTTCGGCAACTACAACTATTCGAGGAGACAGTGCAATGACTGTAGTTAATCGGTTCACATACGAAGGTGCGAAGCAGCACTACCACAGCGTGACGCCGATCCGAGGACGCGCCACGGACATTAGACCCTGCGGAACCCGTCGGAAGGACTGGATGCAGGTATGTAGGACAATCGAGAACGGCGAGGAATACTACTCATACAAGTTGTACCAGACGCATTGCGTACGCTACCTGCCCGAGACCGAGACCCGTCCCGAGTCTGTCGAGATTCAATGCGGGGCGTGGCATACCCCGAGTACCGCTGACTTCATCACCATGACTTCACCGTTCCAATGCGTGAAGCGTAAGAACAGGTTGTGGATTTCGGTTAACGACGCCGAGTTGGGGTATATCCATATGCCCCTCGATAGCAACGTACCCGTACGGCTGATCCGTATGACAAATCTTGAGCGGTGGAAGGTTGAAGATCCGACATTCTTTAAGCGTGTGATCAACAAGGATCGTGCGAAGGCAAGCCGACTGACCATCAAGCCGTTCCTCGATTGGGTAAACATGTTTATGAAATTGTCGGATGGTTGGGTAACACGTTCGTTCTACGAGGATGCCGACGAGCGCATCTTGCAGCGTGGGAAGTACGAAGGTATCGGTAAGAACACAGCCGCATATCTATCGACCGATGATCCAGATATGTACCCCGTGATCCTGCGAAACATATTGGGTACGAACATACGCACATCACAGTATCGTCAGGTAAACAATAAGTACGAGTGCCAGTACGATGCAAAGCGAGTGAAGGCAGCGATCCTGAAACTGCACGACACTCGTGCGGATATCTACGACATCGTGAAGGTGACTGCCGAGCCGACCATCATGGGTAACGTAGTCGATAGACCGAGACTGAACCGCTAATCAATTAGCGAACCAAACAGCATCAAGTAAACACGTGTTTATAAATGCTTGACTTGTGACCTGAGATCAAATATAATATCTCTAACAGTTAAATAAACAACAACGGAGTGCATCATGAGCGTGATTAATTTTGGTAAGACGATTTCCCTATCCGAGTTCACGACTGCCGTGTGCGAGGTAGGTCACCTAGTTACCTTGGTGGGTGAAGGCGAGATGGGTATTGGCAAGTCTGCCGTACTCAAAGAGATCGCCAAGCGTATGCCGACACATCTACCTGCATACATCGACTGCACGTTGCTAGACCTAGGTGACTTTGCCCTGCCGTATACGGTCGAGGAGAACGGGATGCGTGTGACTAGGTTTGCACCTAACGCAAGGTTCCGGTTCCACGAGGGTAAGCCGGTCATCATCATGCTCGATGAGATTGGCAAGGCGATGGGCGCAGTTAAGAACGTGCTGATGACCCTGATGAACGAGTTCCGTATCGGTGATCACTACTTGCCCGAGGGGAGTATTGTCTTTGCGACAACTAATCTAGGCGCGGAGAATCTGGGAGACCTGCTGCAACCACATCAACGCAATCGTGTGTGTTCGGTACGCATCCGTAAGTCTGATGCTGACGAGTGGATCAACGACTATGCACTGAGCAACGGGATCGTTCCTGAGATCATCGCGTGGGTTAAGCAGTTCCCACATTGTCTTGCAGCGGGTGACGACCAGTCACAGAAGGACAATCCGTACATTAACTTTATTGGTCGAGCGAACACGGGCGCGGTTGTCACACCACGTAGTCTGGAGAAGGCAAGTTACATCGCACAGCGTAGATCCGTACTTGGTGACGCGCTGACCATTAGTATGTTGTCAGGTGTGATCGGAGAGTCCGCCGCCCGCGACATGCAAGCGTTCTTCACGGTGGTGGATAAGTTGCCAACGTGGGATGCCATCATCGCAAGCCCAAGCACAGCGAAGTTACCGGATGACACTATCGCTCGGTGTATCTGCGTGTTCAGTGCCATCACACGAGTCGAGAAGGACACATTGTCTAAGTGGATGACGTACGTGAATCGCATGGACAAAGAATGGCAAGCCCTGTTCGCCAAGTCTGTGATGAAGTCACCGAAACAAGCGTTCTGCGTGATGAACAAAGAGTTCCGCGATTGGGCGTTACAGAATGAGTGGTTGTTCTAATAAACACTGTTTACATATCGGAGTGCAGCATGAACAAGTTAACTGCTGAGCAGCGTGTGCAGCGAGCGCACGTAGCCCTGATGAACGATCCGAAGTATTGCCTGTATTCGGGCATCTTCATGATCGGTAAGGTCGAGGTAGACGACAACATACCCACTGCCTGTACCAACGGGCGTGACGTTAAGTATGGCCGCAAGTTTGTGGACAAACTCACCGAGCAGGAGTTGCGTGGCCTGATCCTGCACGAGAACAAACACAAAGCGTTCCGTCATATGGAGATTTGGAAGCCGTTGTGGGACGAGAATCCGCGCCTAGCCAACATCGCTTGTGACCACGTGATCAACATTCAGATACACGACGAAGATCCGCAAGGCATACACGTGGCACTGCCGAAGGGTGGGTGCTTGGACTTCCGGTTCCGTGGCATGGATGCAAACACTGTTTACAAAATGCTCAAGGACGAGCAGGGGAAAGGTGGTGGCGGTGGCGAGGAAGGGTTTGATGAACACGACTGGGAGTCTGGTGAACAGATGACCCGCGAGGAGAAGGAGACTCTGGCTCGTGACATTGACCAAGCCCTGCGGCAGGGTGCGATTCTGGCGGGTAAGTTGGGTGGCAACGTACCACGTGATGTTGCCGATGCGCTGACACCGAAAGTTAATTGGCGCGAGGTGCTGCGTGAGTTCATCAAGAGCACGTGTTCGGATCGTGACGAGAGCACGTGGCGACGACCAGCCCGTAGGTGGATCGGCCAAGATGTTTACATGCCATCAAGTATCTCAACGGCCGTTGGCAAGATCGTGGTTGCCATTGATACGTCAGGCTCTATTGGTGGTGAGATGATCGGGCAGTTCTTAGGTGAGATGAAGGCTATCTGCGATACCGTCAAGCCCGAGACTTTGGAGTTGATGTATTGGGATACGACTGTGTGTCGGCACGAGACGTACGACCGCAATTCATTCGACAACATCTTGAGATCAACTAAACCTGCGGGTGGTGGCGGTACTGACCCACGTTGTGTGTCGGAGTACGTACGTGAGAAGAACATCAAGCCCGAGTGCATCGTCATGCTGACCGATGGTGAAGTGTACGCATGGGGGGACACGTGGCCGTGTCCTGTGCTGTGGGCGATTACAACAAAAGGTATTACCGCACCTGTTGGCAAGTCGGTAACGATTGAATAAACACTGTTTACTT